ATCATAGGTGTCAATAGTTTGACGGGGTAGGGTATAAATACCATGCATCGCCCGTCATGTTTTTGACAATGTCAAATATCTGACAAGTTAAGCTATTTGGTTTAATCGTTAATAAATCTTATATCTGTTGCCGATTGATAAGCTATAAGATGCTAACATATTGTTTTTATTGGATAATATGATGCATATTTTGCTTTTTTGGCAACGACTAATAACTTTTTTTTAAAAACTAGGCTAAATTCTATCATTTTTCAACGACATAGGGTGCATGAGCCACCCCCCGTACCCTAGTATACGTATACACAGAAATACACAGATTAGGTATTTTAAGTGTTAACCACAGCGACAATAAAACATTTATGTATACCTATTAATAGAAATATATTCTAAAATATGCTTAATATAGAAATAATTTACCCCTATTGTATTTTATGGGTTGACTGATATCTAAAACCATGGTATAATTATACTATTATAACACTTAAAGTGAAAACACTAACAGTGTATATACACTAATAATATAAATACACTAATAATGTTATTATATTTTCTTTGTTAATTCACTTTAAATGCTCACTATAAGTGAAAACACTCTAAATACTCCCCCATTATATAAATATCTGTACTATTTTCAAGAAAGTGCTTGACATTCGTGGCAAAATCAGTAAAACTATACACAGACGATGTACTTACAGCTTTCTATGCTGCCATCCGTACCAATACACTTGACCGTCTTCACATACCACATAGCGATGTGTTCTACGTACGTACTGCATTGGAGACTAAGTTCTCCCCACGTAAGTTCACACTAAAAGAAACAGAAGATTATATGCGGTTAGAAGGCTGGACAGATTAAATGTTTACTACATTTGTAATGGCTTGTTCAATGTTGACAGGTCAATGTATCATTGTTGAAGATATATATGGACCATACGTACAGGAAGTACAGTGTGAGGAACGTGCTGCAGTAATAGTCACAGATGTAGCAGAAGTATTGGGTTCACCACACTCGTTTTCGTTTAAATGTAAGTTTGATAGGGGCGTTTAATGGCTATACCAGAGCGTGTCAAAAACAAAATGAAAGAAGAGGGGCTTACTGGCGTTAATAAGCCAAAACGTACCCCTAAACACCCAACTAAGTCTCACTGTGTGATGGCGAAGGAAGGTGACACATATAAATTTATTCGCTTTGGACAGCAAGGCGTATCAGGTGCAGGTAAGAATCCTAAGACTGCAAAGGATAAAGCACGTAAGAAGTCGTATTATGCAAGGCATGATGCACAAGGTAAACCGACCAGCAAGCTATCAGCTAAGTATTGGTCACATAAAGTAAAATGGTAGGAGAAGAAATAATGGCTGGTAATATGACAACAACAGACCAAGCTGCTTTAACTGAAGCAGTTGCCATGCTTAATGACGGTAGTGATAAAACTACGGAGTACGCTAAAGGTGTACAGAAACGTCTAAAAGAAAAGTATGGAGCAGATGTGTATCGGGCTGCACGAAGAGTAGCTTCAAATGAAGTAAATGCTCCTGCACCTTCTCCTGATTATAATCCTGTAGTAAAGAAGAAAGCAAGAGCCGTACCGAAAGGTATGTCAGATAAAAAATCTGCTATGAAAGATGGTGGCATGGCATATGGCAAGAAGCACATGTACGCAGCAGGTGGTTCAGTTACTATGAACCCCGGTCTGAAAGCATTGAAAGCTAAAAGCCCTGAAGCCTTTAAAAAGATTACAGGTTAATGCGTAATTATAAAAAAGAATATGCTAACTACCACGCTAAACCTGCACAGAAGAAGCGCAGGGCATCTCGTAATGCTGCACGTGCAACACTAGCAAAGGGCGGTGTAAATGTAGCAGGTAAGGATGTAGCACACAAGAATGGTAATCCTACTGATAACAGACGTAGTAACCTAACAACACAACGTGCATCACGTAATCGTTCTTTTGCTAGAACAACTACAGCAGGTAAAAAGAATAAACGTGCATAGAGTAGAACAAGACATACGTAACTGGTCACATAACTTTCTTGAGATACCAAATGTAAAACTAAACGGACTACCACCCTGCCCCTATGCCGCTAAAGCATGGGCAGATAATAAGGTAGTCTTTAGTGTTAATACAGGTCTTGAAGGTCTACGTGCAGAGATACAGATATTTGATAGCCATGATTATGACATAGTTGTATGGGCTGATGAAAACATGCCTAGCATGGAATACCTAGATGGTTTATGTGATGGCATGAATGAAGCACTAAGCCTAGCAGGTATAGATTTACACTTGATGGTGTTTCATCCAGAGTTTGATGCTAGTGATGCAGGTCTTGACTTTTTAGAAGAAGATGGTATAACTAGTAGTGATTTAGAATACTGCATGGTTTTCGTGCAGCGTTTGTCAGTGTTAGATGATGCTGCACTGAGTTTAGAGAAGTCAGGATACTATAAACATTTTCCTGATGATATATATGAAGCCTTGGTTCTTGATAGAAGGAGATTACGTAATGGCAATGGGTAAGACAAAAGTAGCTAAGAAGAAGATGATGCGTGGCGGTGTTGCACAAAAGAAAATGCGTGGTGGTGGCATGGCTAAGATGGCTAAGAAGAAAATGATGCGTGGTGGCGTAGCTAAGAAGAAGTAATGACAGATTTAAAGAATATCATAGTAGATGCTTATTGGACATTTTTAAGTCATCTATTTCTGAAGACGGCTAGACTGCTTGGCAAGTGGAATGTAAAACTACACAAGTGGTCAGTCATCTGTATTGACAAGGTTCGTATTAAGTAATGAGTATTACTAGCTATCCACAATTAATAGGCATGGGCGGTGGAGTAGGATATTATCCATATTTCCTGCAAGTGTCACGTGGATTAATAGACGGACACAAGCGTGTATTCAAGTTTGGATATAACGGTGACATTGATGATTCGGAAGAAACCATTTGGGATGTAGGTGGTTTGTACGCCTATCCTGCTAGTGCTGTAACAATGACAGCTACCAGTAGTTCGGGTGCTACAGACGAAGATGTAGAAGTAACCATTCAAGGTGTGGATGCAAGCTATAATGAGTTATCTGAAACAGTAACCTTAGACGCATCAGGTACTGCTACAACGACAGGTAGCTTTCTACGTGTCTATCGTGCCTTTGTATCTGGTGATACAGCATCGGCTGGTAACATTACGATTGCTAACGGTGGTACAACATATGCATATCTTTCATCTGCCGACCAACAAACCTTGATGGCACTATGGACTGTACCTGCTGGTTATACAGCATATCTGTTTCAAATAGATACCACAGCATTTACGATACAGAACAATAAGGTTGCTACAATACGTATGCTTACCCGTGAACTTAACGGCGTATTCCGCACACAGAATAAATTTGATTTATTTGAAGGTTCATATCATCAAGACATTACTTGCCCACAACCGATACCTGAGAAAACAGATATTGAGTTTCGTGCTATAGCTGACAGTTCAAATGCTGACTTACGAGTTGCAGCTACATTTGATATTATTTATATAGAGAACTAATATGGCAGAGACAAAGAACCGTACAGTAGGGTTACAGCTTACAACTGTTAATCAAGATATATACACTGTACCTGCTAATTATGAAGCAGAGATAGATAATATCTACATCAACAATGCTTCAACAAGTAGTGTGACATTTAGTTTAGATTGGTACGATGCACAGAACACTACATTCTACACATTAGCTGAAACAATAGAATTACTACCAAACAGTTTATTGCAGATAAACGATGACCCACTATGGCTTTTTAAAGGAGATAAACTCAGAGGACTTGCTAGTGCGAATAGTGCAGTGACAATCACTGTAAAAGTAAAAGAAACTTATTTACCACAACGGAGTTAAGGAGATGGCACGTGTCTCAAAGAAAACCTCACAAGTTACAAAGAAAAAGAAACCGACTAGAAAGGTTAGCCTTTCGCAAGGCGGTACGACACAGAGCAAGTCAAGAGTTAACGAAGCTGGTAACTATACTAAGCCCACAATGAGAAAAAACCTATTTAACAGAATAAAATCTGGTACTGCTGGTGGAGGTGCTGGTCAGTGGTCGGCAAGAAAAGCCCAAATGTTAGCTAAACAATATAAAGCAAAAGGTGGTGGGTACAAGTAAACTGCTACACGTGAAAGGGGAGACACATGTTAGCAGAGTTAGCGGCAGCAAATGCGGCATTCGGTGTTATAAAACAAACCGTAATGAACGGAAAAGATTTAGCTAGTGCTGCACACAGTATTGGTGAATATATTGGAATCAAAGAGAAGCTAGAAAAAGAAGGACACAAAAAGAAAAACTCATTCTGGGCATCGTTTAAAGGTAAAGGTGCAAATGATTTAGATGAGTTTATGGCACTTGAGAAAATAAAAGAACAAGAAGCCGAACTGAAACAACTAATGCAGTTGTATGGCAGACATCACTTATGGGATGATTGGCAAAGATTCCAAGGCGAGATGAGAAAGAAAAGACGTGAAGCAGAAGATAAGGCACGTAAAAAACGTAAACAAATAATAGAAGGTATACTTCTTACCGTACTTATTATTGTAGGATTAGGTGGTTTAGCTTTAGTAGTTTGGTTTGCTATTTTCTTGAAAGGTTTATAATGGCACTAGCAAAATCACAGAAGAGTTTAAAGTCATGGACAAAGCAAAAGTGGAGAACCAAATCTGGAAAACCGTCAGCAGAAACTGGCGAAAGATACCTACCTACTTCAGCGATACAGAGCCTGTCATCTGCGGAGTATGCGGCAACATCACGAGCGAAACGCCAAGGAACAAAAAAGGGCAAACAGTTTGTGAAGCAACCGAAAGCAATTGCAAAGAAAACAGCGAGGTTTAGACGAGGTGCTTAATATGCTAATAGGACCTGTAGCAGATTTAGCTGGTACATGGCTTGAAGGTAAGGTAGAAGAGAAGAAAGCACAGTCAGCTACCAAGGTAGCCAAGGCACAAGCTGAAGCTGTAGTAATGCAGAAGAAAGCTACAGGTGAGATAGACTGGGATTTGGAGATGGCTAAAGGTAGTCAGTCTTCATGGAAAGATGAGTGGCTTACCATCCTATTTAGTATTCCACTTATACTAGCATTCATACCGGGAATGGAAGAGGTAGTAGCAAATGGTTTTGCCCAGTTGGAAGCAATGCCTCAGTGGTATCAGTATAGTCTTGGCATTATTGTGGCTGCTTCTTTTGGAGTACGTAGCGCAACTAAATTCTTCGGAAAGAAATAACAATGGCTGCAAAGACGATATTAGAGTACAAGATTCTACCACGCTTAATGATGCTTGTAATGACGATAATGTACATACGAGTAATTGAGTGGGGTATTTCATTAGACGATATCAGTACACAACAGAGTGCAATGATATCTGTAGTTAGTGGTGCAATGACAGGTGCATTTGCAGTTTGGTTAGGCAGTGAGAAAAAATGAAATACGACAGAGAAACCTTTATAAAGAAGCTGATTGATGGAGAAGGTCTTGTGCTTACAGTGTACCAAGATACACTAGGCATTGATACAATTGGCATCGGAAGAAACCTAAAAGACCGTGGCATTAGTAAAGCAGAACTTGACCATATGGATATTCCAAATATGGATGTTATATATGAACATGGTATTACTAAAGATGATGCGGTTTATTTAGCAACGAATGACGTGCAGATTGTTGAAACAGAACTATGCCAAGCGCACCCTTGCGTGGATAGCTTAGACGCTGTACGTCAACTTATAGTAATGGACATGGCATTTAATATGGGTGTACCAAGATTAAAGAAGTTTAAAAACATGTGGGCTGCTATCCATGAAAAAGATTTTCCTACTGCAGCAAAAGAAATGCTTGACAGCAGGTGGGCAAATCAGGTAAAATCAAGAGCAACACGTTTAGCCCACGCTATGCACACTGGAGAAATAGCATGACACGTCAGTTAAACGAAAGGCAGCAAAAGTTTCTTGCAGTTCTTTTTGAAGAAGCAAATGGGGATGTAGTACAGGCAAAGAAGATTGCTGGTTACGCAGAGAACACTCCTACTACTGCTATTGTCAAAGGATTGAAGGACGAGATACTAGAAGCTACATCCATGTACATGGCACGTAATGCACCAAAGGCGGCAATGGCTATGACAGGTGCTTTGTATGACCCAACAGAACTAGGCATACGTGATAAGATGGCGGCTGCAAAAGAATTACTAGACCGTTCAGGTTTGGTGAAGACAGAAAAAATGCAAGTAGAAGCATCGGGCGGTGTTATGCTTATGCCACCTAAAGCAACAAGTGAAGAGGATTAAATATGGCTAATGTAACTTCAGTATTAAATGCAGTATTCAAACTTTCAAAACCCATGCAAGAAAAAGCATTTAAAGCATTAGGTCTTTCAACAAAAGATTTACCGGGTCGTTCTAGTAAAAATGCTGGAATTGTTGTCGGTAAAGATAGAGTAAAAATTGAAAACAAAATAAACCAGATTAAAGGTGGTGCTAAAGCTACAGGTACTATTACTGCTGGAGCAATCATTAATGAATTGCTGGGTATTAAAACTGCAGCAGATGCTACAGCTAAACCACCTAAGAAACCAAGTGGCAGTAAGAATTATAGACCCGGTAAAGGTACGAAGACAGTTTCTAATACAAAGTCACCAACTAAAAAACCACCAGTACCTGCTAAAAAGAAACCTGCTAAAAAAACTAACAACACTATGGTAACATCTACATCTGAACCCGGTGTTAGCTTTAAATTTGTAAAAGGTTCTAAAAATAAAAAATGACACGTAGTATAGGTAGATGGAAACTTCCGCAACCAACAGATATAAAAGAACAGAACGAGTGGGTACAGATACCACGCATAGCAAGGACTGTACCATTCGGATATAAGTTTAATGAAGAAGACCCTGACATTCTTGACCCAATACCAACGGAATTAGATTTATTAGAAAAGGCTAGACAACACGTAAATCAATACAGCTATCGTGAGGTAGCCAACTGGTTAAGTACAAACTCTGGCAGATACATATCTCACGTAGGATTAAGGAAACGGTTACAGAATGAGCGACAGCGTAAGAACCAAGTTGCAAGCATCCGCAAGTGGGCAGAATATGCGGAAAAGGCAATCGCCAAAGCGAAAGCCCTTGAGGAAGAAAGAACAGGCGCAAAAGCCAACGGTTGAAATAAAAGACATTGACCTTGAAGAGTTTCAAGAAGAAGAACATGCCAATGTTTTATTTAAACCAAACCCCGGACCGCAGACAGACTTTCTGGCGGCAGGGGAACGTGAAGTACTATATGGTGGTTCAGCAGGTGGCGGTAAATCCTACGCTATGTTAGCAGACCCACTACGTTATATGGGGCATCCAGCATTTAGCGGATTGCTGTTACGACATACAACAGAAGAACTTCGTGAACTTATCTTTAAGTCACAAGAGTTGTACCCAAAAATATGGCCCGGCATAAAGTGGTCAGAAAGAAAGATGCAGTGGACTGCCCCTTCTGGTGCGAGACTGTGGATGTCTTATCTTGATAGAGATGATGACGTTCTTCGCTATCAGGGTCTAGCGTTTAGCTGGATAGGCTTTGACGAGTTAACACAGTGGCAGTCACCGTATGCATGGAATTACATGCGTTCTCGTCTAAGGTCCACTGCCCCTGACTTGCCTATCTATATGAGGGCTACAACTAACCCCGGTGGAAGAGGTCATCACTGGGTAAAGAAAATGTTTATTGACCCATCTTCTTATGGTAAAGCGTTTGATGCTACAGATATTGAAACAGGTGAAGTTCTTAAATACCCAGCAGGACACAGCAAAGCAGGTAAATCTTTATTTAAGCGAAGGTTTATCCCGGCACGATTATCTGATAACCCATACCTATCAGACACAGGTGACTACGAAGCTATGCTTCTTTCGCTTCCTGAACAACAACGTAGACAGTTGCTTGAAGGTGATTGGGATATTAAAGAAGGGGCAGCGTTTACCGAATTTAATCGGGATATCCATGTTGTTGAGCCTTTTGATATACCTAACAACTGGGTTAAGTTCAGAGCATGTGACTATGGTTATGGTTCATACAGTGGCGTGGTTTGGTTTGCCGTTAGCCCAAGTGAGCAACTCATTGTCTATAGAGAACTATATACTTCCAAAGTACTTGCCACTGATTTAGCAGATATGGTGCTAGACTTAGAGGCAGGTGATGGCAATATTAAGTATGGTGTTCTTGACAGTTCTCTTTGGCATAAGCGTGGTGATACTGGTCCTAGCCTTGCAGAGCAGATGATTAACAGAGGTTGTAGATGGCGACCATCAGACAGAAGTAAAGGTAGTCGTGTTGCTGGTAAAAACGAAATACACAGACGATTACAGGTAGATGAATATACAGAAGAGGCTAGACTTGTTTTCTTTAGCAGTTGTACAAACATTATCTCACAGTTACCTGCCTTGCCCATTGACAAGAGGAATCCAGAAGATATTGACACGACTTCGGAAGACCACTTGTACGATGCGTTAAGATATGGTATAATGTCAAGACCACGCTTTAGTATATTTGATTATGACCCACACGGAAGACCATCAACAGGTATGCCAGTAGCAGATTCAACATTTGGATATTAAGGATAATAATATGGCAGAAGATGATATTGTAATGATTGAAGATGAGGCTATTTCTTTAGAAGACGTAAAGGATAGCACAACAGAAGATGCTGACGTATCTTCCATCATTCCATTTATTCGTGAAAGATATAAACGAGCAGAAGACTATCGTGAGCAAGACGAGCAAAGATGGCTAAAGGCTTATCGTAATTACCGTGGTTTATACGGACCTGATGTACAGTTTACTGAATCGGAGAAGTCACGTGTCTTTATTAAAGTTACAAAAACAAAAACTCTTGCAGCTTACGGTCAGATTGTTGATGTACTGTTTGCTAATAATCGGTTTCCTGTATCTGTTGAGCCTACTGAATTACCAGAAGGAGTTGTCGCAGACGTACACTTTGACCCAAAAGAACCAGAGCAGTTGCGTGGTGATACTTCACTAAGTAGTCCATATGGCTTTGCTGGTGACGGAAGAGATTTACCACCGGGTGCTACAGCAAAGACACTAGAAGAAATGCTTGGTCCTTTAACGGACAAATTAGGGGAGATAGAGGGGCTTAAAGAAGGTCCGGGTATGACACCTACCTCTGTTACCTTTAGCCCTGCTATGGTGGCTGCAAAGAAGATGCAGAAGAAGATACATGACCAACTAGAAGAATCTAGTGCAAGTAAACATTTACGTAGCACAGCATTTGAGATGGCATTATTTGGTACTGGCGTAATGAAAGGTCCTTTTGCTGTAGATAAAGAGTACCCCAACTGGAATGAGGATGGCGAATATGACCCGATGTTTAAAACAATGCCACAAGTATCCCATGTGTCCGTGTGGAATTTTTACCCTGACCCTGACGCTAATAACATGGATGAAGCACAGTATGTTATTGAAAGACACAAGATGTCAAGGTCGCAACTTCGGAATCTCAAAAAGAGGCCGATGTTCAGAGGAAACGTAATTGATGAAGTCATCCAGATGGGTGAGAATTATGTTAAAGAATATTGGGAAGATGACTTAGCTGACTACGCACCAGAACATGGCGTAGAAAGATTTGATGTCCTAGAATATTGGGGCATGGTAGATACAGACACATTAGAAGAAGCTGGTGTTGAGATACCAAAAGAACTAATGGAGTTAGACGAGTTACAAGCAAATGTGTGGATTTGTAATGGTAAATTACTACGTATGGTACTTAATCCATTCAAACCTGCTAAGATACCATACCATGCCGCACCATATGAGTTAAACCCATACTCATTCTTTGGTGTTGGTATTGCTGAAAACATGGACGATACACAGACATTGATGAATGGCTTTATGCGTATGGCTGTTGATAATGCTGTATTATCTGGCAATCTAATTGTAGAGGTAGATGAGACAAACCTAGTGCCGGGTCAAGACTTGTCACTATATCCGGGCAAGGTGTTCCGCAGACAAGGTGGCGCACCGGGTCAGGCTATATTTGGTACAAAGTTCCCGAATGTATCTAGTGAGAACATGATGCTGTTTGACAAGGCTCGTGTACTTGCGGATGAAAGCACAGGCTTCCCATCCTTTGCACATGGACAGACAGGTGTATCAGGAGTAGGTAGAACAGCTTCTGGTATATCCATGTTAATGAATGCCGCAGCAGGTGGTACAAAAACTGTTATTAAGAATGTAGATGATTATCTATTACGTCCTCTAGGAGAAGGGCTGTTTAGATTTAATATGCAGTTTGATTTTGACCCACAAATAAAAGGTGACTTAGAAGTAAGAGCAAGAGGTACTGAAAGTCTTATGGCTAATGAAGTACGTAGTCAGAGACTGATGCAGTTCTTACAAGTTGCAAGTAATCCAGCACTTGCACCGTTTGCTAAGTTCCAATACATTATCCGTGAGATTGCAAAGTCTATGGAGTTAGACCCCGACAAAGTTACCAACAATATGGATGAAGCCGCTATTCAAGCAGAACTGATGAAAGGCTTCCAACAAGAACAACCACAACCGCCAGAGGCTCAAGCTAATCCGCTAGACCCAACTGGTGCAGGTGGGGGTAACATAGGAACAGGTCAAGTACCAGTTCCGGGTGAACAAGGATTTAGTGCAAATGGACAGACAGCAAATACTCAGCAAACTCAAGCCCCTAGTGAACAACAACCGCCAGTGGGAAGCGTTCAGTGATTACGTTGATTCTATAATAGAACAACACCAAAAAGTGCTAGAGCAAACAGATGATGCAGTTTTAGTACACAGACAACAAGGTGCGATAGCCGTACTACGAAAACTTAAATATCTAAGGAATGAAGTAAATGGCACTTGAAAAACAAATGGAAATGTTTGAAGATGGTGGTCTTATGGACGAAGGTGGAACAATAGACCCTATATCAGGCAATGATGTACCAGCAGGTTCTACGCAAGAAGAAGTAAGAGATGACATACCTGCACAATTAAGCGAGGGTGAGTTTGTATTTCCTGCTGACGTAGTACGATACATTGGTCTTGAAAAACTTATGCAGATGCGACAAGAAGCTAAGATGGGTTTGACTATGATGGATAAGATGGGTCAGATGGGTAATAGCGAAGAAGCTGTTGTACCAGATGACATACCATTTGAATTATCAGACCTTGACATGGATGATGAAATAGAGTATAATAATGACACAGTAGAAATGGCAACAGGTGGATTGACAGGACCTGCTACTGGTATTGCAGGGTTTGTACCTTCACAAGTACCTGCTACATCTTTTGTTCAACAGCCACAAGCACCTGTTACAACTACAGTGCAACAACAGCCTACGCAAGCAACAACACCTATTGCTCCAACTTATACCCCAGCTACACAACAGGCAGTACCTACATTTACTCCTGAACAGATGCAAGATGTATCATATCCGGGTGTAGTACAGACACCAGAATCAGCACCACAATTAGTTGAGATAGTTAATCCAGATACAGGAGAACGTAGAAGTATAACGTACATTCCCGGTGTAACACAGTTACCTGAAGGTTTTATATTAGCCAGTGAATACACTGCACCTGATGCACAAGCAACATCTGTAACACCTACTCTTGGTCAGGCAAGTGTAAGGGATGATGATGGTGGTCAAACAGATGACGAAAAATTAAAAATGAGAAAAGATAAACGTAGAGTAGACGCAGCTGCATCTTTATATAATGAATTTACTACTCCTGCAAATCCATTTTCTTTTTCAACAGCATTAGGAAAATTAGAACCGGGAACTAGAACAGCAACAGGATATATTATAGGTGACAACGGAGAATATTTAGACCCACTTACAGGGGGTTTAGCATTTTTTGGTTCTGATGCTAGAAAATATGCGTTAAATCCAGAAGACACGCCTGATTTAGATTTATCTAAAGAAGGTGGAATAAATCAGAAATTTTATAACGTATACACGAGTATGTTTGACGAAGGAAGAGAAGAAGCATTAAAACGTCAAAGAGAAGAAAGACTACTAAACCCAGAAGAATATGCTAGAAAAAGAGCATTCAAAGAAGTTGAAGGTGATAAAAAAGCACAACTAAAAGATACGGCTTCATTAAGTGCGGTAAGACAAGCCCAAAAAACGGCACAAAGTAAAAAAACTAAGGAAAAGAAAAAATCAGATACAGCTAAATTACGTAAAGCAACTGAAAAAGCGCAAAGTAAAAAATCTGCTTCTGAAAGAGAAGACACTCAAAAAGCTATAGAGAGAGCGCAAAGGGCTACAGCAAGTATAATGCGTGATAAAGAAAGAGAATACAACTCAGGCGGTTTAGCATCAAAGCCTGAACCAAAGCCTAAACAGATGAGGTCAGGTGGATTAGCCTCTAAAAAATAATCCACATTAACTGGCTACCTAACTCCCCACCCGACAGTGGCTACGGTTAGCCCCAGCACAGGAGACAGTATATGTCTGACACAATCATGGCTGAAGAAATGCAGCCACAAAAGAAAGCAGCATTTGTATCTAAGCCTTATTCGCAAGAAGAAAAGATAAAGCGTGATGAGGAAGAATTAGAGCAATTGCTTAAAGAACAGAAGGGTGAAGTAGAACAAGAAGCTAGTGAGCCTGAAGAAGCAGAACCTACTAACGCAGAAGAAAAAACTTTTAAGAAAAGATACTCTGACTTACGTAGGCATCAGCAAAAACAAGCTGAAGAATTTAAAACAGAACTGGAAAGTTTAAAACGCCAGTTATCTGAAGCTACTAAAAAAGAAATGAAGTTGCCTAAGTCCGATGAGGACATTGAAAAATGGGCAGCAGAATATCCTGACGTAGCAGCAATAGTAGAAACAATTGCTATGAAGAAAGCTAGAGAACAATCTAGTGACTTAGAAGAAAGATTGAAAGCAATTGATGAGATGCAACTTTCGGCTACGAAGGAGAAAGCAGAAGCCGAATTGATGAGAATACATCCTGACTTTGGTGACATCAGAGACAGTGATGACTTTCACGAGTGGGCAGAAGAACAACCTAAATGGGTGCAGGAGGCACTATACGAGAATGACAACGATGCAAAATCTGCCGCACGAGCAATTGACTTATACAAGTCAGATAGAAATATTAGCAAAGCAAAACCAAGCAAGAATGCTAAAGGTGCTGCTGAAGCGATTAGCACGAAAAATACGAGGTCTAAGCCACAAGAGAATGAGGCTTCTACCTATCTAAGAGAATCTGATGTCCAAAAGATGTCGGCACAAGAATATGAGAAACAGTCAGACGAGATTATGGAAGCCATAAGGTCTGGCAAATTCATATATGATTTATCTGGTTCAGCTAGATAAAAAACTGTTGACAAAGATATATTTATAAGTATAACTATAGTCAACACGTGTAGATGGAATAGCTATCTGTCTACACAAATTCCAGCAAACGAACAAAGTCTTCGGATTACCTGATGAATTTGGCCTGTTGAAAGTTTAGGCGGCCACCTTTACTGAATGCACACCCAATGAAGTTAGCCTCTAATAGTCTTGTGAGTTTGTATCTGTAACAATGCTAATAACTTAGGAGAACATATCATGGCATTTACATCCGCAGCCGGGTATGGTAATCTTCCTAACGGTAATTTTAGCCCAGTTATTTACAGCAAACAGGTACAACTTGCTTTCCGCAAGTCTGCCGTTGCTGAAGCAATTTCAAACTCCGATTACTTCGGTGAGATTGCTAACATGGGTGATTCCGTTAAGATTATCAAAGAACCCGAAATCTCAGTTCAGGCTTATGCACGTGGCACACAAATCACTGCACAAGACCTAGACGATGAAGACTTCAGCCTAACAATTGACAAAGCTAACTACTTTGCATTTAAGGTTGATGACATTGAAGAAGCACATTCACATGTGAACTTCCAATCACTAGCATCTGACCGTGCGGCATACCGTTTGGCTGACCAGTTTGACCAAGACGTTCTTGGCTACTTGTCAGGTTTCAAGCAGTCTGCTTTACATGCAAATGCTGACACAGCCAATGACGTTGTAAACGGTTCAAAAGCTGTAACAACTGCTGGTTCTGACGAACTACTTGCAACTATGAAGCTAGACGCTACAGACTTTGCAGGAACAGGCGTAGCTGGACAGAGTATCTCTATCCTTCCACGTACTGGTGCTGGTGCTGTACCTACAGGTGATGGTGAAGCAAACCCATTACAGGTTATTGCACGTATGTCACGTTTGCTAGACCAACAGAATGTTGACACAACAGGTCGTTGGATGGTCGTTGACCCAGTATTTATTGAAGTTCTAAAGGACGAAGATTCACGTCTTCTAAATGCAGACTTCGGTGGTTCTGGATTGCAGAACGGTCTTGTTTTAAATAACTTGCATGGTTTCCGCATTTATCAATCTAACAACCTTCCATCAGTTGGAACAGGTTCATCCACAACAGGTGGTATGAATGCATCTAACTACGGTGTGATTGTTGCTGGACATGATTCCGCTGTTGCTACTGCAGAGCAAATCAACAAGACTGAAACATATCGTGACCCTGACAGCTTTGCTGACATTGTACGTGGTATGCACTTGTATGGTCGCAAGATTCTTCGTCCTGAAGGTCTTGTAAACGCAATTTACAACTTGGCATAAGGAGGGTTAGAAAATGGCTGCAACAACAACAGCGTTGGCAACAACCAATACAAATCATGGTCCTACTTATGGCGTAAATTCACGTGTAAAGTCTTACCTAGTAGAGCAGACTATTGACTTCTCAAACCAAAATATTGATGCTAATGGTAGTACCATTGAATGTGTTGATATTCCTGCAAACTGCGTTTGTTTGTTTGCTGGTATTGAAGTTGTAACTGCTCTAACTAATACTGCTTCAGACGCTACTGTAGATTTAGGTATCTCTGGTGGTGATGAAAATGGTTGGGTAGATGGTTTTGACATTGATGGTGCTTCTGCAGGTACATACGCAACTGTACTTGTAGCAACTGCAAATCCACAAGTAGTGGATGCAGCTGCACCGTTGAAACTTACTTTTGCAGGTACTGCTGGTACGATTAGCGCAGGTGTGCTACGTATATTTGCAGTAGTCATGCCTGTCGGTAGTTTAGATAAAGCTACTGAAGTAGACAGAGACACACTTGCTTAATTAACATAAGGGGGCAGGGTGACTTGCCCCTTTACACTTAACATTTTATATGGAGAAAATAAATGGCTATTACAACTGCAATGTGCAATAGTTTTAAGCAAGAGTTACTTGGCGGTTTACACGATTTAGATACCGATTCAATTAAACTTGCGCTTATTAAAGAATCCCCAAGTGGTACATATGATGCTTCAACAACTAACTATTCAGATGTAACTGGTAACTCAGACGAGGCATCAGGTACAGGATATAGTGCTGGTGGTCAAGCATTAGGTAGTGCAACAATTTCACTGTCAGGCTCAACTGCTATTGTTGACTTTGCTGATGAAGTATTTTCAGATGTAACAGTATCTGCTGATGGTTGTATTATTTATAACACTGCCAACTCAAATTCAGCTATTGCTGTTATAGATTTTGGTGGAACAGTTAGTGCTACTGCTGGTGACTTAACTATTGAATTTCCTGCCGCTGGTGCTTCTACTGCTATTATTCGTATAGCATAAGGAGTAATACGGTATGTCCGTTACTATAAATCAAGCTAACTATGGTAGTGCGGTTTACGGTACGGCTAAATATGGTTTATTCTTTGTTACCATAAATAACGGTGTATCAGCAACGGGTGCTGTAGAATCTGTCAGTATTGGTGGATTTGAAGTTGATATATCAGAGGCATTAAACAGCGTAAGTGCTACTGGTGCTGTAGGTACTGTTACAGCAACAGGTAAAGCTACAACAACATTAACAGGTGTGAGTGCTACTAGTGCAGTAAACACTGTAACTGCTACAGGTAAAGCTACAACCACGTTAACGGGTGTAACATCTACAGGAGCAGTTGGCACATTTACAATTGCTAACACTGTTAGTCCTTCAGGTGTATCAGCTACAGGTGCTGTTGGTACTGTAGAAGACAAACCAACTGAAATATTAACAGGCGTAAGTGCTACTGGTGGTATCGGTACATTTACAATAGCTAATACAGTAGGTCCTGATGGAATTGTAGGTACAACAAATACACCTGCTGTTCAACCTAATGTAACAGAGATTATAGCAACAGGTGTAGATGCTAACGCTATACTAGGCACAATAGATGTTACTAGTGGTATACGTAAGTTAATAGGTAGTGTAAGTGCTACAGGCACTATCGGAACACTCACTGTTAACATTACAGAAATAATATCTGGCGTATTTGCTACTGGTTCTACAAATACTGTTAATATAGGAAATAGTGTCACTTTAACTGGTGTTACGGCAACAGGTGAAGTTGGTACAGTAGAAGATAAACCTACTGAGATATTAGATAGTGTATCAGCTACAGGTAGTATTGGTACAGTAGCAATATCAAATACCGTAGAACTAGATGGTGCTTTAGGTACAACTAATACTCCGTCACTACAACCAAATATAACAGAAATACTTACAGGCGTAAGTGGTACAGCATCTACTAATAGTGTAAATATTAGATTTGGTGTAACACAAATAGTAGATGGCGTAAGTGCTACAGGTGCAATTGAACCTGTAACTGTTGGTGGTTTTGAAGTTGATATTACAGAAATAATAACTACTGGAGTATCAGCTACAAGTGCGCTAGGAACTATACAAGAAAATTTAACAGCTAAACCTGCTGGTGTAAGTGCCACAGCTTCAGTAGGAACTACACAAGAAAACATAATAGAAAACCTACCTACTCAGGTAATAACAGGTTCAGCAGGTAGCGTAGGCGTAGGTGTAACACCAACAATTGTAGGTGTAAGTGCTACATCAAATGTAGGCATAATTGAAGCAAGAACACTAGAAGCATTAGAATCTGTATCTGCTACAATTTCTGTTGGTTCTGTAACAACTACTACTTCTGCTGGTTTAGAAGGTGTAGAGGCTACTGGTGGTGTAGGCACACTAGCTTTAAGTTTTGATAAAGTAATAGCAAGTGTTGATGCTACAGGTGCTATAGGCACACTACAAGTTAATGTTAAGAAAATACTTGATAGTGTTTCAGCTACTATTGATGAAGGCATAGTTACAGCAACAGGCGTAGCATTTGACTTTGAAGCTGTAAAAGAATTATATGACAGAAGCAGAACAGTTTATGTTGAAGGTTTCACACAGGCATCCTCAGAAAGAACTGTGTACGTACAAAGAGAAATAAGAAAAGTTTATGTAGAGCGAGTATCTACATCAGCAGAACGAAGAGCAAGAGCCTCAAAAGCGGCATAGGAGATATGGATGTCATTTCGTTGGCCTGTTAAAGACCCAGATGAAACATTAGATTATAGTATAGATTGGTCAAGGTTTCTTGGAAGCAATACAATTGATACTATTGTCTGGTCTGTACAAACATCTGAAATAGGTAAAACTACATTAGCATCAGGTCAAACCTTGACTACTGCTTCGGGTAGTGCTGTTACAGACGATATACAAAATGTATCTCAAACTAATACAACCACTGTTGCTACAATAAATGTAGGTGGTGGTGTATTGAATAGAGAATACATCTTTACTTGTACAATGACAGATAATACAGCTAGTGTTGCAGAACGTACCGTTAAACTTGTAATAAGAGAAAAATAATGGCATATGAATTTCTTGAACTTGTAAATGAAATCAACAGGCGTGTAAACGAAGTTGAGTTGACTTCAAGTAACTTTGCTAGTGCTACAGGTTTTTATGCACACAGTAAGGATGCTGTCAATGCCGCAATCAGATATATTAATCAGTCAGAATATAGTTGGCCTTTTAATCACGTAGAGCAGGAAGATGTTCTTTCATCAGCCGTAAGCAGATATGCTTTTCCTCATGATTCAAAAGTAATAGACTTTAATAGTTTCCGAATAAAAGAAAGTTCTACATTAGGCAACAGTACACAAAGACTTGGTACATTAGCTTACGAAGAATATCTTGATAAATATATAGAACAAGAATACACCACCGATTCTGCATTGCGTGGTGTTCCTTTATATGTAACACATGCACCATCTCTTGAATATATAGTAAGTCCTACACCAGATAAAGCATATACTCTTGTGTATGAATATTATCGCATTCCTGTAGACCTAGACTTATACGATGATGTACCAATTATACCAGAAAGATTTAAACATATTATTGTAGATGGTGCTATGCACTATGCATATTTGTTTAGAGGTAATACACAAGATTCACTTGTAATGAAAGAAAGATTTGAAGAAGGCATTAAGAATATGCGTTCTATGCTTATTAACCGTTACCATTATGTAAGGTCAGGTATGATTGTGCGAAGCGGTACATCTAATAACGTAGTTTCAAGGCTTGCAAATTAATGGCAGATAGATGGCAAACCTATTCTGTTGAATACAAGGGTGGGTTGATTACTAACCTATCACCTTATCAACACGGTATACAAGCACCGGGGTCTGCTCGTATCTTACGTAACTTTGAACCTTCTGTGTTTGGTGGATATCGTAGAGTAGAAGGTTTTGAAAAGTTAGGTGGTACAAGTACTAACATACCTGTTGTTCCAAACACAGGTTTAATTCGTGGTGTATTTAAATATGGTGCTAACATCTACGCATGTAGAGGAGATGATTTATTTTTCTGTGATGGATTAGCCGCTACAAGTTCATGGACACAAGCTACAGATAATGCTACATACAGCAGTTCAGGTGTTACAATAGGTGGTTCAGGCAAGGTCAGATTTTTAAAGTATGACTTTGATGGCACAGAAAAGTTAATGGTTGTTGATGGTACAGGTAAGCCATTTAGATTTGACGGTACTACATTTGAGCAATTAACATCACTACCTGCAGATACATCTGGTGCTACTCAGATTATTAATTTTAAAAACCATATATTTTTAGGTGTAGGAAATAAATTAGTTTACTCAGCACCATATGAAGATGACGACTTTAGTATTGCTAATGGTGGTGGTGTAATAAATATAGCTGACCCGATTACTGGTCTTGTAGTATTCCGTGAGCAGTTAGTTATATTTAGCAGAAGTACAATAAATATTTTAACAGGTAACAGTGTATCTGACTTTGTACTACAACCTGTATCAAGAAATCTTGGGTGTGTTTCTGAAGATACCATACAGGAAATAGGTGGCGACATTATATTCTTAGGTCCTGACGGATTGAGACTATTTAATGCTACGGATAAAATTGGTGACTTTGGACTTGCTGTAATATCTAAACCTATTCAGACAGAAATGCTAGACTTAACATCATCTAGCCCCGGTGGTTTTGCTAGTACAGTTATCAGAGAAAAAAGTCAATATAGAATATTTGGTTATAATTCTACATACCAGAATAGTGCCGCAAAAGGTGTGGCAGGTACACAACTACAAGAAGGTATACAGTGGAATGACTTACGTGGCTTCAATGCATATGTAGTATACAGTGAGTATGACTTCGGTGCTACAGGTGCTTCAGAAGTAATATACTTTGGTAATGCTACAGGCTATGTATATCAGATGGAACAAGGTAACACACAAGATGGCGCACATATTTCCGCTACATTTGCTACACCATTTACACCTATATCTGACCCAGAGGTACGTAAGACATTTTATAAAGGCACTACATACTTAGATGTTAATGGTTCATTTGATTTAGAATATTCACTAAAGTTTGACTTTGACCAGCCAACAACAATACAACCAGATTCTGTACTGACAACTGATTCTGCCGCTTCAGTAACATATGGTGAAGGTATATATGGCACATCTTTGTTTGGTAATAAGCAGAAAGCTATATATGAAGTACAAACAATAGGTTCAGGTTTTACAGTATCTATTTTGTACGAAACAACAGGTGCTGGAACAGACGCAGTATTTTCAATAGATTCCGCAACATTAGAGTATGCAGTAAACGATAGGAGATAAATATGGGTACAGGTTATACTCGTAATGATACTGGCAATAACATTGCTGACGGTAACGTAATTAATGCATCAGACTTAGATGGTGAGTTTGACGCAATTGTTGCTGCCTTTAATGCAAGCACAGGTCACAGTCACGATGGTACAACAGGAGAAGGACCTCAGATAGGTTCAGCAGGTATTGCTAACGATGCTGTTGCGTTAGGTACAAAGACTACAGGAAACTATGTAGCAACTATTGTGGGTGGTGTTGGTGTTGATTCAACAGGTGCAACTACAGGCGAAGGTATTGCACACACACTGTCTATTGATTTAAATGAACTGACAACTTCAACATCAGATGGTGATGGTGATTTCTTTGCTGTAGTAGATACTCTAGGCAATCAAAAGAAACTTACCAAAGGTAACATTGCTATCTCTGGTTTCAACAATGACAGTGGCTTTACTACTACATCAGGTACTGTAACGTCTGTTGGAACTACTGGTACAGTAAATGGTATTACTCTTACAGGCACAGTTACAAGCAGTGGTAATCTAACTCTTGGTGGTACATTAGGTAGTATTACAGTTAGCCAACTTGCAGGTAGTGCAGTCACAACTAGTGCGGAATCTTTTGCAGACAATGACACTACATTGATGACAAGTGCCGCTATTAATGACAGAATAGAATCATTTGGTTATACAACAAATACAGGTGACATTACTGGTGTAACAGCAGGAACTGGTTTATCAGGTGGTGGAGCATCTGGTGCTGTAACACTGGCTGTAGACTTATCTGAACTTACTGATATGACAGCAACTATGGTTGGTACAGATGAGTTTATTGTACTAGATAATGGTGCAGATAGACGTAAAGCCGCTAGTGAAATAGGCTTATCAATATTTAACAACGATAGTGGATTTACAACTACATCAGGTACAGTAACAAGTGTTACATTTGGTGCAGGTAACTTGATTGATATATCAGGCACTAATCCAATTACAACTTCAGGTACTGCAACAATTAATGTTGACTTATCTGAGTTGACTACATCTACAACAGATGGTGATGGTGACTACTTTGTAGTTGTTGATACATCTAATAATCAACGTAAGCTGACTAAAGCTAACATTAACTTGTCAGGATTTAACAATGATGCAGGATTTATTACATCTTCTAGTACATCCTTGCCAATTGAAAACTCAAGTAATGTAGCACAGTTTACTGCAACCAATTCTACAGGACTACAGTTTGCGGCTGGTGGTTCTGCTAGTGTTTCATTTGATGCCGCTAACAGGCGTGTTACTTATACCGTAACAGAAACAGACCCTGCTGCTTTAGCATTTGCTATAGCATTAGGTTAAATATCGCTTGACAAAACAATTAATTTGTGGTATAATTATATATAATTAGGAGTATAAATAATGGCAAACGCTTTCTTATCAGAAACGGATACTGGTATAGGCACATCACCTGCCACTGTTTTTACATGCCCATCATCCACTGAAACAACTATTATTGGTTTAAGTGTTGCTAACATTGTAACATCACAGATACTTGTTGATGTACAATTAGATGCATCAAATAGAACTAGTGGTTCAGAAGACAGTGTGTATCTTGTAAAGGATGCACCTATTCCTGTTGGTGGTTCGTTGGTTGTAATCGGTGGCGACCAGAAAGTTGTATTAGAACCGGGTGACACAGTTAAAGTGACATCCAATACAGCTTCATCTGCTGACGTTGTTCTTAGTCATCTTGACATTACATAAGGATAAATAGTATGGCTTATATTGGTGGTATACCCACAGCAAACTTTACAGACATACCTGTAGTAGAAAGATTTAATGGTGATGGTTCTACTACATCATTTACCATGTCTCGTACAGTAGGTAATGACCAAGAATTAATTGTGTCAGTAGATGGTGTTATTCAAGATACAAATAAATATAGTGTGAGTGGTACGACACTTAGCTTTACTACTGCACCTTCAACAGGCACTGGTAATGTTTTTGTAAACTTTCTGGGTCTTAGCATAGCTACTGTAACACCCCCAACTGCTAACAAGTCTGACTTCATAGGTGGTGGTATGTTTCGTGTAAATGATAAGACAGTAGGTACGGATGTTACAGTAGGTGGTGCAGAGAATGCTAGTGCTACTGGTCCTATAACTGTAGGTTCGGGGATAACGCTTGATGTAGAATCAGGCGGTACGTTGGTGATAATATGAGTACAATAACAGCAACAACAGTAAACGCAACAACCCTACAAACATCTGCTGGTGGTGCAGTTACGTTGGCTAAACAAGTAGCACCAAAAGCAGTATTTGGAATGAATTTATCTGGAACTACATATGTTGGATTAACCACTAATCAACTACCTAGCAATACGTTAAACATAGCAAGTGGCACAGATGCAGGAAACGGATTGGCTAGAGGAAACTATACTACCAACATGGCAGGGTTAGAAAATATATATCCCGATGGTCATATAGCAGCAAACAATACACAAAATGTAGATATAGGTGTCACAACTACTGCTTTGTTAGCTACACAACAACATGACGCAGATTCAAGTGGGGACATAAATAGTTATGGTTTTACTTTAGTATTTGGAGACTTAGCATGAGTGAAATTATTACAGACAAACTCACTGGTAAGACTTCTGCTGGTGATGTGGACGTTACCTCTGAGGGCGGTGCGGTTACAATGCAACTGCAACAGGGGTTGGTAAAAAGTTGGATTAATTTTAACGGTACTGGAACTATAGCCGTAAGAGATAGTTTTAATATTTCTGGTATTGTTGATGAAGGTACAGGTTTCTATACAAATAATTTTACAAATTCTATGGGCAATACAAACTATTGTTTAGCAGATGGTAGTGTATCAGGAGGTACAACAAGAGGTACTTTTTTAAAAGATGGAAGTAGTGCTACTTCGTATTTAGCTAGTTCTTTTTCAGGTGTACTTGCCGTCAGTGATAATTCAACAGATGGTCAAACAGGTTCTGATATTACTTTTGTTAATCGTATGTTTATGGGAGACTTAGCATAATGGCTGGTACAATTGTAGCGGATACACTGACCCATTCAACCGCAGGGTCTGTTACTACTGATTTCGTTGTGAATGGCAGTGCGAAGGCTTGGAGTAGATATGATGGCACTAGTTTAACAAGTGATGCTGACTTAGTAGGAGTAGGTGATTCTTTTAATTATACTTCAATAGTAGATGGTGGCACAGGTACATACACTTTTACTTTTACAAACAGTATGTCAAGCGTTAACTGGTCTGGTAGTGCTTTAGGAAAACATGATGATAATTCAACCAATGATGCTGATAATAGACAGGTAATTCTTATGCATACAATAACAGCTTCTAGTTTTATTACTTTAGCTAGTGAAGCAGGGGCAGCCACACTAAATGATTCAGCACTTGGACATAATCAAGTATTTGGAGACTTAGCATAATGACAACAACACCACAATTCAAAGGCACACATTTATTTGATAGACTGTGCTGGGCTAAAGAAAACCTAGACGGAGTGCAATCGGACTACCGTGTAGTATATGAAGACAGCATAGAAGAATGTGCAAAGATACTTGTGCCTGACCCAAACTGGATGGCTTGTGCATTGCAAGGCGGTATATTACCACCAGTGTGGGTATATTGGGAACTAAAGAAAGATGAAGCACAACCTGACTTCAAGAAACATACTCGTGGATATCTGTTACATAATACAGAACCAATGGAAGCTATGACTGAAGAACAGGCAATAGAATACCTTATTCAGAAAGACGTGCCAGAACAGGTCTGGATGAATTGGGATAAAGGTAATCGTCCAAGGATGGTTATCTGTAGGAAGAATCAACTTCCTGCAACTAGAGAATGGCGTAACTCTTGGCGTATTAGCGAAGATGTTACCGTTATAGAAGAAGCAGCATAACTTATAGGAGAATTAAATATGGCTG